TGGAATTATTTGATGAAGTAATTGCTAATTTTAAACGTTTTCACCCAAACCCATCAGAGGTACAATGTTCTGATCCCCAAGAAGAACCTGATTTTATTAAACCACATTTTGGCTTGCGCTTATTCCCAGTATGGCACGTAGGAACCGATTACCTACATGAAATTGGCAAGAATTGGTATAATTATTTAGTAGATAATGGTGTAGAATTTCATTGGGAACGTAAAGTAACTGACATTGATTTTGAAAACCAAACATTAACTAAAGCAGCCTACCCACATGCATATGATTATGTAGATACAATATCATATGATAAACTTATATTTGGGGTAGGCAAATCAGGTATTGATTTTGGCAAACAATTAGCAGAAAAATACGAATTACCTACAGAACCTAAATCAGTTCAAATTGGTGTTAGATTTGAAGCACCACAACATCACTTTCAAAAATTAATTGATGTTTCATATGATTTTAAACTATATCAAAAGTTTGAAGAAAAAGGTGTATCACTTCGCTCATTCTGTACTAATAATAATGCTGCTTATGTAGCTGTTGAAGACACATATGGCAACCATAGTTACAATGGACATGCTAAAAAGGATGAATCATATCGTAATGATATGACTAATTTTGGTATTTTAATGGAAATTAAAAATATTGATAAACCTTTTGATTGGTCAAGAGAAGCAGTTAAAAAACTCCAAATAAACGAAACAGGTACATATTTTTCTCCTAGCAAAAGAATACCATCTAAAACATCTGAAGGTGAGTATGTTAAATGTGTTGTAGTAGATAATATGGATTCTTTGTATGATGCCTTAGGTGATTATGCTTTACATATTGAATCCTTCATTGAAGATATGAAAAAAGTATTTCCAACATTAGGTAATGATTGGGGTATTTATATGCCTGAAGTAAAATATCTATCACCTGAGCCTTTAGTTAATTATGATAATCTAAGTTTAACTAGGTTCCCTAACATTCATTTCGTAGGTGATGCTCTATCAGCAAGAGGAATTACAGTTTCAGGAGCACAAGGTACTTATGTAGCAGAATCAATTTTAAAATAAAATGGATAAAAAAGAAGAAAAAAGGTTAAAAGAAGCCCAAGAAATAGAAAAGCAAAATAAAGCAAGAGGTAAGGAAGATTTTCCTAAAACAAAGCGTCTAAAAACTCCTGATGGCACTATAGTATACTATTGGGATAATAAACTTCACAATTGGGAAGGACCAGCTCTTATACCAGAAGGCAATAATAGGTTAAGAGAGTACTATATATATGGTGTAAAATATACACAAGAAGATTGGAAAGAAGCTAAACGTAGTGGTAAAGGGTTACCATGGTTTAAAGACCCCAAACAAACAGCAAGACAAGCGGGATAATGAAAATAGGATTATGTGGAACAATGAGTGTAGGAAAAACTACACTAGTCAATGCACTTAAAGAAATACCGGAATTTAAGGATTATAAATTTGCTACAGAACGTAGTAAATACCTTAATTCATTAGGTATTCCTTTAAATTATAAAACAACAATTGAGGGGCAAACAATTTTTTTAGCAGAAAGAGTTACAGAACTAATGCAGGAAAATATTATAACAGACAGAACTATTATTGATGTAATGGCTTTTACTGAATGTGCTACCCATACAAGTATTATTGATGCTGATGCTTTTATTGATTATTCACAAAGATTTATTTCCCAATATGATTATATATTCTATATTTCTCCTGAAGGGATTGGGATTAAAGATAATGGTATTAGAGAAACAGACGCTATGTATAGAAAAAAAATAGATGAGTCTATTCAAAGGTTATTATTAAAACATAGACCTTACTCATATACCCTTAAAGGTTCTACTGAAGAACGAATCAAACAAATATTAAAAATTATAAATTAAAAAAAATGAAATTATGGAAATGGATTTTAGGCGTATTAGCCCTCCTAGGAGGGGCAGCGGCCGTAGCTACTACACAAAGTAGAAGAAAAAAAGAATACGACAAAAGAGTCAAGGATAACAATGATAAGATCAAAGAAGTTAAGACTAAGACCAAAGAAGCAACAACAAAGAAAGCTGCCGCGAAAGCAGATTTATCTAATGCGAAGAAGAAAACAACGCACACTAAATCAAAAGTTAAAAACACTAATAGTACTAAAAATACTACTCGTAACTTTAAACAAAAATATAGAGCTAAAAAATGAAGTACATACTAACTACACTACTACTATGTGTATCTAGTTTTTGTTTTTCACAAGATACTCTTCAAATTCCCTCAGGGGAACTTGAGGAGTTTTTCTTGGCTTTAGATACACTTGAAACACAGGATTCAATTAAGACTATTTTAATTGAACACCTTGAACATGAAATTTTACTTTATGGGATGTTAGCAGATCAAGATAGTCTCATTATTTCTTACAAAGACCAAGAAATTACTTTATTAAACGAACAGATAGAACTACATCTAGATCGCCTAAACCAAGTTGATAAGTGGTATAAAAAGCCGTGGGTGGGTGTTGTGGGGGGTGTTGCAGGTACAATAGTTTTAATACATGCTATCAACTATACACTTCCTCAATAATCTTTATATATTTATTGCTGTTAACAATATTTATACGTAATGAATAAAACTGAAATTAAGCAGATTATACTTGAAGAAATTGATTCTGCATTAGAAGAAATGAATATGTCGCCTGAAATGATGGCGGCTGACTCACGTCCCGAAGAGGATGATTTTGCCTTTGATAAAATGGATGGCGAAATGTATGACGATGATCTAGATCCCATGGAAGAAATGGCTCGTACATCTAATATTTTTAAACTTAAAGATGGTGCTGGCCTTAAGGAAGTCATGCAGTTTATGCAACGCGTAAATGATGTCCTAAAAACATACAAATCACCAGGCCAAAAGCGTCCTAAAAAGCGTTTTACACCAGAAGAAATGAAAGCACTTGCAACAGCAATGCTTAAGCCTGAAGGCTTTACTTCAAAAGACATTATAGCGGCTACTTCATACACAAGTCCAGCCCAAGCAAATAAATTCTTAGCAGCACTTGAACAAAAAGGTTTAATTACCATAACTTCAATCCTTAAAAAGACTTTAGTACCAGATCGTGATCCAAATGCTCCTGAAACAAGAGGAAGAAAAGCACAATCAGCTGAATTCGATATGGATGATGACCCAACAGGAATGGATTTTGGAGATTTTGATAATTTAGACTTAAGTGATCCAACATCACTATATGAAGAAACTATCACTGGAGAGTATGAAGGTAAACCAGTAAAATTTAAACTAAAAGATATAGAAGGCATTGATGATATTCTCAATCGTTCTAAGGGAGCAAAAGACTTCGTTAATAAATTAGCTATGGCTGTTACTGATGAAACTTCCTCTCTATCAAAAGAAGATACTAAAAAAGTCATTTTATTTTATAAAAATAAAAATAAAGAATTAAAAGAAAACAACAATATGTCAAATAACCTAACAAAACACATTCGTCAACAAATTTTAGAGGCGAAAAACCCACTAGCTGCTAAGCTTAAAGAAATTGAAGCCCAGGGTACTATTGCAGCCCTTGAAAGCAAATTAGCCGCTGTTCAAGAAATAATTGAAGAAACAAACGAACGCCTAACCCGCATTGATGAAGACAGTGAATTCACTGAAATGATGGATAAAGGTGCTGTTAAAGGAGTTCGTAAGCAACTTAAAGAACTTGAAAGAGCACATGCTAAAATTCAAAAAGAATACGATAAGGCTGTAAGTAAATCTAAAGGCGGAGCTAAAAAAGAAGTAGTAGATGAAGATAATGACGTAGATCCTACTATGTCTGCTGATGAAATTGCTGAAGACAATTTTGACAATGCTGTTGATGAAGTTGAATTAGAAGAAGATAACATGCGATTTGAAGGCCTTAATGGAGTTCATGATTTAAGACCTATGGTTACTATGAATGAATCTACACTTCGTATGCAAAAGCTAGCTGGTTTAATTACTGAAAGCGATATAAAGAAAAAATAATTAAGTAATAACAATATTAAAATTAAGGGGACCAATAGGTCCCCTTTCTTGTTAGTATGTATATACGATGGCAGATATAAAATCAATCATTAAACAAGAGTTTGTTAAATCAGCAAGCGATCCTGTTTACTTTATGAAAAAATATTGTTGGATTCAACACCCAACAAGAGGTAGAACACAATTCAACCTCTACCCCTTTCAAGAAAAGTTATTAGGACTATTAAATAAACACGATAAGTCAGTAATTTTAAAGTCCCGCCAGCTAGGTATTTCGACACTTTCAGCAGGCATAGCTCTACACATGATGCTATTCCAAAAGGATAAAAATATCCTTGTCATTGCTACAAAACAAGAAACAGCAAAAAATCTAGTAACTAAGGTACGATTTATGTACGATCAACTACCAAGTTGGTTAAAACTACCGGCAGTTGAAAACAATCGCCTATCAATACGACTAAAAAATGGCTCACAAATTAAGGCAGTTTCAGCTGCTGGTGATGCAGGTAGATCAGAAGCTATTTCTCTACTGATTATTGATGAGGCAGCCTTTATTGAAGGCAACCGAATAGAAGATATTTGGGGATCAGCTCAACAAACCCTAGCTACTGGTGGTAGAGCGATTATATTATCTACACCAAATGGCACGGGTAACTGGTTTCATAGAATGTGGGCTAAAGCCCAAGATGGTTCTAGTGGATTTACCCCCATTAGACTACCATGGACTGTACACCCTGAGAGATCTCAAACATGGAGAGATAAACAAGATGATGAGTTAGGGGATAGAATGGCTGCCCAAGAGTGTGATTGTGATTTTACAACCTCCGGAGCTACTGTATTTCCACCTGAAGTCTTAAGTTACATAGAAAAATCAACTCTTAAAGAACCACTTGAAAAAAGGGGAATGGGCCAAAATCTATGGGTTTGGGAATACCCCGACTATTCAAGACAATATATGGTTGTAGCAGACGTAGCAAGAGGAGACGCAAAAGACTACTCGGCGTTTCATGTTATAGATATTGAAACATGCACCCAAGTAGCTGAATTTAAGGGCCAAGTTCCCACTAAAGATTTTGGCCGAATTTTATTCACCATAGCTACAGAATATAATAAGGCATTATTAGTAATAGAAAATGCAAACATTGGGTGGGCGACAATTCAAGAAGTAATAGATATGGGATATGAAAATTTATATTACAGTCCTAAAGATGAAAAATTCGCTAGAGACGCTGAATCTTATATTGCTAAAGGGTATGACATAGTAGATAAATCAAAAATGGTAGCTGGATTTACTATGTCTATGAGAACCCGTCCCTTAACTATTGCTAAATTAGATGCATATGTTAAAGAAAATAGTATTCAAATCCAATCCCAACGCACACTAGATGAGCTGCGTACTTTCGTGTGGAAAAACGGCAGACCAGAAGCCCAGACGGGGTACAACGATGATTTAATAATGTCGCTAGCAACTGCATGTTATGTGCGGGATACTGCACTCAAATTTGCACAACATGGGGTAGACCTAACAAGAGCTATGTTAGATAATACTACTAAAACTTCATACAACCCCGTATTTTCCCCTAAAATGGGCAATGACCCACAAAAATCATATAAAATGACTGTAGGAAACAAAGATGAGGATATTTCTTGGCTTCTAGGTTAGATATTTATACATAACAATAAACAATTAATATGGCAGATACAAGCTTATTTACACGATTACGGAGGTTATTTTCAACAGATGTTGTTATACGAAACGTTGGAGGTAATCAACTCAAAATTATGGATGCAGATCGCATCCAAAAATATGGCAATTTAGAATCAAACTCTCTTTATGACAGATTTACTAGATTACATAGACCGGTAGGCTCTTCACTTCAATACAACCCTACACTTAACTACTCTTCTATGCGACTTCAGTTGTATAGTGATTATGAGGCAATGGATTATGATTCCTTAATTGCACCAGCCCTTGATATTATTTCTGAAGAGGCAACTCTTAAAAATGAGTATGGAGATGTTTTAATGATTAAATCATCCAATGAAAATGTAAAAAGAGTACTCCATAATTTATTTTATGATGTATTAAATATTGAATTTAATCTACCATCTTGGGTTCGCCAAATGTGTAAATATGGTGATTTTTATCTACACCTACAAATATCTGAAAAGTTTGGTATTTATAATGTTTTACCACTTTCAGTTTATCAAGTAGTAAGAGAGGAAGGAACAGATCCAGAGAATCCAAGTTATGTTCAATTTATATTAGACCCTAATGGATTATCTCAAAGTAACACTTATAGTGCTCGTAGGAGTGATCAAATGAAGCTTGAAAACTATGAGGTAGCACACTTTAGACTCCTCTCAGATGCTTCTTATCTCCCTTATGGTAGATCATATCTTGAACCGGCCCGTAAAGTATTTAAGCAACTTATATTAATGGAGGATGCGATGCTTATTCATAGGATTATGCGTGCACCTGAAAAAAGAGTTTTCTATATGAATGTAGGTGGGATTCCACCTAATGAAATTGATGCTTATATGGAAAAGACGGTTGCTAAAATGAAAAAAACTCCATATATTGACCAAGCTACTGGAGATTATAACTTAAAATTTAATATCCAAAATATGACGGAGGATTTTTATATCCCCGTTAGAGGTAATGATACATCAACTAAAATTGATACTACAAAAGGACTTGATTATGATGGTATAACTGATATTGAATACTTAAAGAATAGAATGTTAGCGGCTCTTAAAATCCCTAAAGCATTCTTAGGATATGATGAAAATCTTGAAGGTAAATCATCAATAGCAGCTCTAGATATTCGCTTTGCGCGCACAATTGAACGTCTTCAAAGAACAATAGTATCTGAATTACAAAAAATAGCCTTAGTACATCTATATACCCAAGGATTTACAGATGCAGATTTAGTTGATTTTGAACTACAACTAACAGGTCCTTCAATTATATTTGAACAGGAAAAAGTAGAACTATATAAGTCAAAAGTTGAACTGGCTAATAATATTACAGATAAAAAGATACTTTCATCTGATTTTATTTACAAAAACATATTTAATCTATCTGACCAAGAAATGGATCATGAAAGAAATCAAGCACTTGATGATGCTGCTCATATTTTCCGCGTTAACCAAATAGAAAACGAAGGTAATGACCCTATTGAATCTGGTGAATCATATGGTACACCCCATGATTTAGCAGGTTTATATTCTACTAAAAGAGACAAAACTATAAAAGATGTACCTGATGGGTATGATGAAGAAGGACCAGGCAGACCCGCTATTAAACTAAGTAGATATGGAACTGATCAAGCTAATATGGGTAGAGATCCTTTAGGTAAAGCGGGCTTAAAAGCTGATGATAGCCCTAAAAGAACTAATGATGTTTCTACATTTTCTGTTACAGAAAATTCTAGATTATTAAAAAAATTATCATTAACTCGTTTAAAAGGTAAACAACTTATAAATGAGGATGATAATCCTTCCCTATTAGATGAAAAAAATATAATAGATGAGTGATTCTCAGAAACTTTCATATATTTATATAGGAATAAAATTATTCATTCATGAAACCTAAGCACTCCAAGTACAAAAATACTGGGATACTATTTGAATTACTAACTAGACAAATTACGTCTGAAACAATTTCAAATACACCCCCTAAGTCTGTAGGTATTTTAAGAAAGTTTTTTGGACAAAGATCTACTCTCTTAAAAGAATATCAAATATACCATGCTTTATTAAATAAAAAATTTAATAAAGATGCTAATGCAAATGTTCTTATAGAAACATTAATTAATGCCCATTCAAAGTTAAATAAAACAAACCTTAGAAGAGAAAGATATAACTTAGTTCGTGAGATTAAGGAAAACTATAATTTAGAAGAATTTTTTAAAGCACAGATTCCTAATTATAAAATATATGCTAGTGTATTTCATTTACTTGAAAGCCAAGACGCTAATCCTTTATCAATAGTAAACTCTAAAGTATCTATTTTAGAACATATTACAAATAAAGTTCTTCCTAATAAACCTAAAAAGGAAATGGTTATGGAAGAATATGAAAAGTTTGATAAAGAAACTAGAGCATTAACCTATAAAATGTTAATGGAAAAGTTTAATGATAAATATATTGGCTTAGCTGATAATCAAAAAATCTTACTTAAGGAATATGTTTATAATGTTTCTAATAACCCTAAACTAAAATCTTTTATTAATAAAGAAATTAAAACGGTAAAAAGCCAACTAGTTGAGTTATCTCAAAATGTCGATCAGATTACTAAAATTAAATTAAATGAAATTGTTAGTTTAATTAAACCTCTTTGTAAAAAATCTTCGGTCCACGATGATAATGTCGTTAATCTTTTAAATTATTATGAATTGGTTAATGAATTAAATAATACTACACAATGAAGATAGACGAGCTTAGAACCCTTATTAGGGAACTTATTAAATCTACACTATCCGAAACGTCATCTACTGGGGCAGGATCATCTATATCTACAGGTAATTCTGAAGCATATGCTACCCCATATGCATTTAAAAAGAAAAAGAAAAAGTAAGTTATGGCAAAATCAATGAATATAAGCCAATATAGAAGCGGTGATGAAGTATCACGCCCAGGAGTGCATGCTAAAACTAAACATAGCAACCACAAAGGCTCTAAACATTATAAAAAATTAAATAGAGGACAAGGACGATGAAACAATTACTTACAGAACATATCCCATTTCAAGTAGATAAACTCCTAGTTGAGCAATCTATTAAAAATAATTCTCCTCTTAGAGTTAAAGGTATCATCCAACGAGCAGGTGTTGAAAACCATAATGGCCGTATTTATGAGCAAGATATTTTAGAAAGAGAAATTAAAAAGTATATTGAGGGTCCTGTAAAAGAAAAAAGAGCATTAGGTGAATTAGATCACCCAGATTCTGCTGTAATTAACCTTAATAATGTTTCACATAATATAGTAGAAGTTTCTATGAATGGGGGTGATGTTCACGGTGTAATAGAAATATTAACTACTCCATCAGGTAATATCCTTAAAGAATTATTCCGTTGTGGTGTTACAGTTGGTATTTCATCTAGGGGCATGGGCTCCGTAGAAGAAAACTCAGAGGGGGTTTTAATGGTTCAAGAAGATTTTGATCTCCTTTGCTTTGATATGGTTTCTACACCATCAACCCCAGGTGCTTATATGTCTCCCATGATGGAAGGAGTATCTACCCCAACAATTAATTATAATAAAGTCCATAATATTATTAGAGATATTATTTGTGACAACACAGGAGTGTGTAAGTGTTAATCTTTATTAAAGTAAGCCTTTAAGAAATTGTAGGCAAAAACAAAAGCCATAAAGGGCCATAAGCCAATCATGATAAGCCTTTCTGAATTATCAATTTTAAAGTCAAACTTACGGATAGCTAATTCTAGCAAAAATCCGACAACTACTCCTACTAATAAGTAAGATGCTATTAGGGTAATGTAAGGGTATGTAAACATAGTTTTTTATTTACCCCAATATACGAATAAATTTTTGGTTTCCAAAATGCCTCAATATTTATTTAGGATAACATACACTATCTTAATATAGTGTCCCTGGATTTTAAAAACAAATCCCATTAGAGATCCAATATCTCTATTTCCTGTATACAATTTACTGGATTACCCATTTAAACAAACAACAAAATGGCTAAAGAATTATTAAAAGAGGCAATTGCTGACGCAAAAGCCGTTAGAGAAGTTGCTCTGCAAAACGCTAAAATGGCGTTGGAGGAAGCATTCGACTCTAAGATTAAAAACATGCTCTCTGCTAAATTAGCAGAAGAAATTGAAGAAGATGTTGAACTTGAAGAAACTTATATGGAAGACGAAAAAGAAAAAACGTCTGAAGCTATGAATTATGACGAGGACGACAAAGTTGATGAAATGAGCTACGGTGAAGACGATCAAGTTGACGAAGAAATTAACCTTGATGAACTTATGGCTGAATTAGAAGAAACTTCTTATGAAGAGGACGATGATGGCAATAAGGGAATGAGGGAAGATGATGGAGGTCAAATGGCCGACTTTGATAAACTTGAAAAAGCACTCGGTGAAAACTCAGAAACTAACGAAGGTCTAGATGAAAGTGCTGTACTAGCTTTTGCAGCAGTTCCTGCATTAGTAGCAGCATTAGGAGGCTTAACAGCTCTTGAAGGTAAACTTGAAGACCCTAAATTCGCAGCAAAGTACCCAAAAATAGGTGGTTTACTAAAAATGATGACACAAATTGGGTCTGATTTAGGTACAAATAAACCTCGACAAGAAGGTGTTAAAAAGGATGATGAAGCCGTTGAAGAAAACGTTGACATTGATGCTTTAATTGCTGAAATCGAAGAGGAGGCTGACCTTGAAGAAGGTGCTACTGGCTACGACGAAAAAGTCGGAGGAAAAGGTAGAACTGGATTTGACAACAAGCCTGGTGGAAAAGGAGGTACTGGATATGATTCAAAAACAGTTAAGAAACTTAAAGAAGAACGCAACGCAGCTATTGCTACCGTTAGATCTCTTAAAGGAACTATTTCTGAAATGAATTTACTTAACAGCAAACTTCTTTACTGCAATAAACTGTTTAGATCTAATGCACTTACTGAAACCCAAAAGGTTAAAGTAGTTGATGCCTTAGACATGGCTAACACTGCTAACGAAGCAAAACTTGTATTTACTACCTTACAAGAATCTTTTAACTTTACAGGTGTAGAGAAAAGAGCTATTAAGGAAGGATTAGGAAGAGCTTCAAAGGCTAGTGGTAATGCTCCCAAAAAGGTTATTACGGAATCAGTTGATGAGACAGTGTCTCGATTCCAAAAACTCGCAAATATTAAATTTTAAAATTAAAACAACATGAATATTAATTCATTATTAGAGGGTGCTTCTCCATATCAGAACCAGCAAAACGAAGCTGCTAAACTGACATCAAAATGGAAAAGATCCGGTCTGTTAGAAGGTTATACTTCTGAAGCAGAACAAACAAATATGGCAGTTCTCCTAGAGAACCAAGCTAAACAACTCGTAAATGAGTCAAACACAGCAGGCACAGGTACTTCTATTACTACTGGTAATAGTGAGGCATGGGCTGGTGTTGCTCTTCCTCTTGTAAGAAGAGTATTTGGTGAAATCGTAGCTAAAGATCTTGTATCTGTACAGCCTATGAATTTACCTTCAGGTCTAATCTTTTATTTAGACTTCCAGTATGGATCAAATCAACCTGGATTTACTTCAGGTAATAGTCTTTATGCTGCTTCTGCAGATTTAAAGAAAACTGATCTACCTGCAGCAGGAACAGGAGCAGGATTATATGGTGCCGGTCGATTTGGTTACTCTATTAACGAAGCTACAAGCCTCGGAGTTGATAACGTACCGCAAGCTAGCGCAACCTTATCATCAACAACATCTTCGTTCGCGCCACTTGCTAATGATAATGCTAGTAAAGCTTTATTAAATTATGATCAAGTATTTATTGATTCTGTAACACTAACTGATGTAGATGAAATAAGAGTTTCTACATCTTCTATTCCGGATTTTGATCCTGAAGGAGTAAGAGCATTCAGAGTAACAGGACCAGCAGCAATTACTGCTAACTATAGCCAATTTAATAGCTATAAGGCTACTGATGGGTTTGTAAGATTATATGTAGCTGGAGCAGCAGCTGTTGATGGAACTTTAGTAGTTGAATACCAGAAAGGCCCAGATAATCTCAACGATAGAGGTGATTTTGAAGACAATTCAACAAATGCTATAACAGCAACAGGTGCAGATAATTCAACCCTTGATATCCCCGAAATTAACGTACAGTTAAGAAGTGACACAGTTACTGCAAAAACTCGTAAGTTAAAGGCTCAATGGACACCAGAATTTGCTCAAGACTTAAATGCTTATCATAGTATTGATGCTGAAGCAGAATTAACGTCTATCCTTTCTGAATATATTTCAATGGAAATCGATCTCGAAATTCTTGATATGCTAATTAGAAATGCTGATACTACGAATCACTGGAGTGCCCAAATTGCTAAAGAATTAGATAATGTAGGTACTACTAAAGATGAAACAGGTACAGGTCAGTACTATACTAAGATGTCTTGGTTCCAAACTTTAGGTGTTAAACTTCAATCTGTTAGTAACAAAATCCACCAGAAAACACTTCGTGGTGGTGCTAACTTCATGGTAGTTTCTCCTACTGTAAGTACAGTCCTTGAATCTATTCCTGGATTTGCTGCTGATTCACCTGGTGATTCTAACAAGTATGCTATGGGTGTTCAAAAAATCGGTTCAATTAATTCTCGTTATACCGTTTATAAGAACCCTTATATGACTGAAAATATAATTCTAATGGGATATAAAGGAAATCAATTCCTAGAAACAGGAGCTGTATTTGCCCCTTATATTCCTTTGATTATGACTCCACTTGTGTATGATCCTACTTCATTTACACCACGTAAAGGAATTATGACTCGCTATGCTAAGAAGATGGTCCGCCCAGACTTCTATGGTGTAGTTAAATGTCATGACCTTAACTTAGTGTAAGTTATAGGGATTAATATATAATTCTATTTTAGAAAGGGTCGCGAAAGCGGCCCTTTTTTTTATATGTATGGGTAACAAACGTTTCTTAACCCATTCATAATGGCTAAACAAAATATTGAAAAATCCCCCCCTAAGGGTAATATTAGGTTCTCAGTAACTCTATCAGAAGAACAAAAAATTGCAAAAACTGAAATTTTAAACCATCCATATAACTTTGTTGTAGGAAAAGCAGGATCAGGTAAAACCTTATTAGCAGTTCAAATTGCTTTAGATCAATTTTTTAAACGCAGGTTTAATAAAATTATTATAACAAGACCTACTATATCAACGGAAGATAATGGGTTTTTACCTGGATCTGAACGTGAAAAAATGGAACCCTGGTTAGTCCCTATTCGATCTAATATGCGAAAAGTTTATAATAAACCCCAAATATTAGAAAAATTAGAAAAGGAAGAAAAAATTGAACTAGTATCATTAGCCCATTTTAGGGGCAGAACTTTTGATAATGCTGTAGTTATTGTAGATGAATATCAAAACTTATCTAAATCTCAATTAGCAATGTGTATTGGAAGATTAGGCAAAGATTCAAAAATGATATTTTGTGGTGATTCATATCAAATAGATTTAAGGGATAAACAACACTCAGCTTATCATGATATGGCTAAATTAACTAATTCTAAATACGTTTTTAAAACAGTACTAACAGATTCACATCGACACGCAGCTATAGAGGATCTATTAGAACTTTTAAATGGTTATCAGTAATTACTTTTTTTTTATATTTATAATCAAACATTAAATTATGGCATCAATTTCTATTTGGCCTGGATCTGCTTCTTTTGCTGATACAGAAAACCCAACTCCTTTTGGTTTTTATGATACAGACACAGCTTTTACTTCTTCAGCGGATAAAGTAGCTACTTGGTGCGCTCAAAGATTAGGATACCCAATAGTAGATATAGAATTACAAGCTGTAAATTTCTTTACTGCTTTTGAAGAAGCTGTAACTACATATGCTCAATATGTTTATCAATATAAAATTATTGAAAATATAGGTATATTAGAAGGTTCTATCACAGGGAGTAATTTAAATAACCAATATGTTCAACCCAATATGGGCAATATAATTGCTATTGCTGAACAGTATGGTACAGAAGCGGGGTCAGGAGGTAATATTACTTACAAAACAGGAAGTATAGATATAATTCCGGGACAACAAAGATACTCTTTAACAAATTTATGGACTAATATTAAGGAAGAGGGAAACCCAATAGAAATTAAAAGAGTTTACCATTATGCCCCTGCAGCTATTGTACGATATTTTGACCCTTATGCGGGTACAGGTACAGGTATTCAATCATTAATGGAGTCATTTGGGTTTGGTAACTACTCACCTGGTGTAAATTTTATGTTAATGCCTACATATTATGATGCTTTAAAAGTTCAAGCAATTGAATTTAACGATACTATTAGAAAATCCGCATATTCATTTGAATTAATAGGTAACGATACCTTAAAAGTATTTCCAACACCTAACCGAAACGAAAACTTGTATTTTGATTATGTAGTTAAAACAGATAGAAACAGCCCTATCAGAACTACTGCTACTAATTTAGTTACTAATGTATCTAATGTTCCTTATACTAATATAACATATAATACTATTAATTCCCCCTCTAGACAATGGATTTTTAGATATACATTAGCAGTTTCTAAAGAAATGTTAGCTAGTATAAGAGGCAAATATTCCTCAGTCCCTATTCCGGGAGCAGAAATTACTACAAATGCAACAGAATTAAGAAGTGAAGCAGCAACCGAAAAAACTTCGTTAATTGATGAATTAAAGACAATGCTTGAAGAATCTTCAAGATCAAAATATATGGAAAGACAAGCAAGTGAGGCTCAAAATGCCCAAGATACCTTTAATAAAGTTCCCTACCCAATTTATGTTTACTAATGATTAAATTAAAAGACATATTAAATGAAGCACTTAATATCTACTCTGTAAGTATAACAATAGTATCTGATAAAGGTTCTAGCTTTACAGACGTATTAGATAGCATAAGAGCTACTAGAAAAATTACAATTGTTAATGTTAATACTAGTGATGATTTAGAGGCTAAAAATCGCCTAAGATCAGATGGTAAAGAAGTACGTACTGCAACTATGAAATTTGTAGCAGGGGATAACCCCCAACAAGATTTAAAATTTTTAAAAACTACTATGTTAAGTAGTAATAAAGGAGATCCTGGAAATAGGGTTAAAGGTTTACGTCATTTAACGTTTAACTCAGAAACCTTAACTAAAGTATAATGCCATTATTTGGAGGAGCTCGAGATATATCTTTATTTAAAACAATGAATAAAGAGTTAATTAATGACATCATTCAGCAAGAAGTTGGATTTTACAAATTTGTTCTCCAAGATACTGTTACTAATGTATATGGTGAAGCTGAAAATAAAGTTTATTATGAACCTCTTCTATTTCCTTGCTTAGTTACTAGAGATGACCAATCGTGGAGTGAAACTGATTTCGGTCCTGATTCTACTCAACAACATACTTTTGCATTTTTAAAAGCAAATTTAATAGAAAAAAGTTTAGTACCCGAAATAGGTGATATAGTATTATATAATAACGATTTTTTTGAATTTAATAGTATTATAGAAAATCAATTTTTTGCGGGAAAAAATCCGGACCATTCAATGAATGAAGACACAGATGGTTTTGGTGTATCTCTTTCTATAATTTGTAAAGGTAGTAAATCAAGAGTTGAACAACTAAAAACAATTCCTTTTAGATCAGGTATTTATCCAACAACTACTAAAGTAGAAAAATCACCTCCTAACCCCCGCACTCAATTATACAGTTAATGGCTAAAAGAATATCCAAAAAACCAAAGACAGCAAGGCAATATGAATTGTCTCAACAAGCTATAGTAGATAGCTCTATTGATCAAGGAGGAGACCCTAACGTTCCCGCTACGGTTTTAGGACCAGATATTAGACCAAATAAAAATAGGGGCAATATTAATAGTAAAAACGACTCTAAAGCTAACACAGGGTTTCATTTAGGACTTCAGGATATAGATGAAGCAATTTTTTATTATTTTGAAAATGTTATAAAACCTTCAGTTTTATCAAATGGTGATCTTATAGATGTTCCCGTAATTTATGGTTCAGGTGAAAGGTGGAAATTAGCTCAAAAAGATGGATTTTATAGAGATAAAGGAGGTAAAGTTCAAACTCCTCTTGTTATGCTTAAAAGAGAAAGTATTGAAAAAAGAAGAGATTTAGGTAATAAATTAGACGCTAATAACCCTCAATTATACATTACTCAACAAGAAAAATACACTCAAAAAAATTCATATGATAGATTTTCTATTATAAATAATAGAATACCTCAAAAAGAATACAACGCAGTAGTTATTCCAGATTATGTTAATTTAACATATAGTGGTATAATCTGGACAGATTATATATCCCAACTTAATAAAATTATTGAAGCCGTAAATTATTCATCAGATTCTTATTGGGGTGACCCAGAAAGGTTTAAGTTTATGGCAAGTATTGATTCATTTAATAATATTAATGAATTAAGTAATGACGATGGTAGAATAGTAAGAGCTAATTTTACTTTAAAACTACAAGGATATGTCGTCCCTGATAATATTCAGAAAAAAATTAAAGAACAAAATACTAGATATTTTAGCAAAGCCCAAATAGTCTTAAATCAGTCAACTACTGTAATCGAAGAACCTAGTACTAGAGCTAGATCCCTTGGAGCCCCTACTGGAGGAGGTGGAAGTGGAGGTGGAGGAAGTACTATTAACACTAGTGTTAATAACACTACTATTAATACAGCTGTTAATGATGATGATGATTGGATTATTACAGCTGATTCTATTACATCCTTTCCAAATAAAAAGGTAGTAGTTGAAAGTTCCTTTTTAGTAAATGATGGTGATAATACCCACGCTATTATTTTTGATGTATTAAAAAGTGGAACTAGAGCAATAGCGGTTGATGATAATAGAATTTTTTTATTAGGCGAACAAGGTTCTGAACCCCCCGCTAGAGAGGGGGGTTTAATATATCTAGCTGGAGAATTTTATTTAGGGATATAATTAATATATGTATACGAAAATAAAGGTATGGCATCATTTAAAGAATTAAAAGAAAAATTACAAGGTAAAAATACAACATTACTAACTAAAAAATCATCCCAAACTAAAATAAAAAAAAACAATTTTAGTCTTGAACTAGAAGAAGCTCGATATTTATTAACGTTAATAGCTAAATCAGATTTTAGTGGAAAAGACATTCAAATAGTATATAATGTAGCTTTAAAACTACAAAACCAAATAAAAGAATATATAAAAGAAGAAGATGGGAAGGATTAAAGATAAGCTTTCAAATAAAGAATTTGCATTTGAGGGTCACGCAGCACTTTCTGCTTCTGTAGCAGCCACAGGCTTAATTAATGGTAAAGTTGCTCGATTTGTAGGAGTTAAAGATATCCCCTTTAGATTAAAACAGGGAGATCAATCAACTCTTTTTGATATAAATAAAGTTGAAGCAGATCAGATTATTAGAATAGATGATGGAACTGTTTATGTTCCCTTTAAAAAATCTAATTTTCAAGATATGTTAATTGGCACAGATTCACATATTAAAAAAACTTTTGGTGAATCTGCTTACCTTTCTATAAGCTCTTCCTTTGCTACTAAATTTAGTAACATAGATGGTGATAAAATATTTACACAGATGGTTGAAGAAAATTATACTTCACCTCTCTCTAAGCAAAATCACCTTAACCCAAGATCTTCATTTGTAGGCCCAGTAACTGCCTCTTACGAACTTAGAACAGCTAATGGTGTTACTCAATCATATTCGGGTATAGATGAGGGTAGTGGAGTTGACTTTCTTATTGAAAATAACTCAACGTTTTCAACACATACTATTTTCCAAGTAGGCTTTCCGATAAACGAAGTAACTCAAAGTGTATTTTTTACCTCTTCCTTAATCAACTGCCATCATAGTAGTAGTAACACTGCTTCATTTACTAGTACTAATAACACTTTTTCATCACCAGTATCTGGAACTATTATAGGTAGAGGATTTGTAACTAATATTAATAATTCGAATGGCTCTCAAGGTATTTATGCCTCATATGCGTTGAAAATGAAAATGGCAGGAGACGCAGATTCAGGTAGCCTTTATTCCTTTGCGCAGAGTAGAGAAATTATAGTATATGATAAGAGCCATGAAAGGTTTGGTGTAAGTAGTGGATCCTTCCAATATGATCCCCTAAGCAGACACACAGCTACAGGTTCAGGGATATTTAAAACCCTCTTTTACCATACGGGAACAACATCCCCCTCAGGATCATATACTGGTAGTTTATCTACTTCAAATCCATTAAGTTCACCCCTTCATGGTGATGCTGATTTAAAAACAACAGCTTCATATGGATTTTATAACACCCCAGGAACCACTGAGGTATATGTAGTAGGTGCCCCTAATATTAATGCTATAATCCCAAGATTCACAGCTAAATCAATCCTATAGGGGTTTATAATAAGTTACATATTTATCAATAACACAATAATATAATATAACATAAAATGGCAAGTTGGAAAAAAGTACTAGTCTCTGGCTCAAATATTGAGGTAAACAACATCCTAGCAACAGGTAATATAACGGCATCGTTAGTTCCTACAACCAATAATGAAGATAATATACTAGTAATTGGTACTGATGGGGCAATCACCCAAATGAACCAAGGTAATATATCTGGAACTAACCCAACATTTAATATAAATGCAAGCAATACTCCCCTCTCAATCTCTCTTTCTTCATCTGTAGAGTTTAGCACAGGAGTTGATTTAATGGTATTTGATGCTGCATCAAATCATGGTTTTGGATTTGAAGTTAGTGATTCTGATAACACAGCAAGTATAGATCTTATAACCCCACAAGGTTTAAAAACGTCTGATGAACCACAATTTAGAAATATGCAGTTGGGTAGTGCTGCTGATACAACTGGATTTTTAAGCCACCAAGGTGATACTAATACAAGAATAGGTTTATCAGATGATGAAATAAGTCTTGAAGCCGGTGGTGTAAAGATGGTAACATTGATAGAAAGTGAAGACTTCCCCAACGTAGTTTTAATTAATAGTGGTGGCATTGATGTTGATTTTATAGTTGAAAGTAATACTGATACCCACTTATTATTTGCAGATGGAGGAAATGATAAAGTAGCAATTGGAACTGATACTGTTAATGCTCACAGTTTACTAACAGTAGCTGGAACCATCCACACAACAGGAATAACAGCATCTCTTTTACCAATAAATACAACATCTGCACATGTAATTGTGTCGGGAGCTAATGGGTTAGAAAAAAGAGACATTCAACCCCTTATTGATGATTCAGTAGCAGCTCTAACAGGCTCAATAACAGCCTCAATTATTGGAACTGCTAATGAAATTATAGTAGACACAACAGTTAATGGTGATACTCAAATTGGCATTGTTGATAATGCAATAATTGGAGGAGGTTTAACTGTTAAAGGAGACATCTCAGCATCAAATATACATGCAGCTGGAAATATTACGGGATCCAATCTCCGAGTAGAAAATGACATAGCTATTGGTGGAAATTTATTTTCATTTACAGGTCTAAGCCTTATTGAAAATGTAGCAGCAATATTTACAGGAAGTAATATATTTGGTCAAGGAGGAATTCCATCCGCTAACGACACAGCAGGGGGAGGTACAGCACACCAATTTACAGGTTCAGTAGGAATCACAGGAAGTGCCCTTACAATAACTGATGGAAATTTATCATTAGGGGGTAGTAACAACGGAAATATATCTACAACAAATGGCTCAGTAACGGCTAATAGTGGAACAGGTTCATTTGGTTATGTACATGCTCTTGAAATTTCTGCAAGTGGTCATTTATATGCCGAAATACCAACAACTCAATCTTTAACACAGGTTGTAGTTTATAAGCCTGAAACAGGCCAATTATTCCGCACTGCTTCTAATACTATAGGAGTAACTGAGTATCCAGATTTAAATAATATTCCAGATCTTATCGTCTCCGGAGCAATAGCCTTAGTAGAAAGTACCCAAGGAGAATATGACCTTACAGTAGACAGTGTAACAGTAAGTGATGGTGTCTCAGCAGGATTATTAACTGGTGATTCACCAACTTTTAATAACTTAGGATTAACAAATAGTTTGGTATTGTTTGGTAATATATCAGCATCAAAGAATATAAGTGCAAGTGGCCATTTAATAGCAAGTTTATCACTAGATAACTCACCATCCTTTAAAACAGTAGTATATAATACAACTACAGGTAAATTCTTCCACACGGGAAGTTATGGAGGTTCCGGTGGAGGTCTTACTAGCTATACAGCTTTAGATAACATTCCTGTTAATATAGTATCATCTTCTGCTTTCTCAAGTAATAATCAAGGAGGAGTAACAGCATCAATAAATGGAGTGACATCATCATTTGATGTAGGCCTTCTACCAACGGATAATCCAACTTTTGCTACTGTAACTACAACTGGTAATGCATCAGTGGGAGGTGCCCTTACAGTTACTGGTAATCTTACAGTTAATGGAACAACAACAACTATTAATGTCGACAATCTTTCAATTGAGGATAGATTTATATTATTAGCTTCAGGAGCCGCAGTTGACACCTCAGCAGGTATTGTAGTTTCAAGAGCTGCAAATGGAAATGGCACAGCATTATTCTGGGATTCAAACACAGATATGTGGAGTATAGATCTTAGTGGAGCTGATCCGGATGCATCAACTTATGGAACTGCAACTGGAGATCTTAAGTTAGTTACTGTCTTCCAAGACACATCACTCCCCTCTCAACCTGGAATAGCAGCTGAGGTTTATGGCAACAGTGAGGATAACAATAGAGGTCAGTTATTTGTAGACACTACTAATAGTGATCTATATGTTTATCTCTAATAAATAAAATTATTAAAATTAAAGAAAGCATTCCACATGGGATGCTTTTTTTTGTATATGTATATACGATCAAAAATAAAAAGTTATGTTACAAATTAAATTAGACCCTCAAGAAATACAATTAGCAATTGTATCTATATGCCAAACACAATTCCAAGGTAAAGATGCTCACTTAGTATCATCAACACTAAAAAAGTTTGAAGATAAATTAGCTGATTTTAAGCCTGTATAAAGCTACTATATTTATTGATAGTATGTTGTTGGCCCACTAATTATGGGAAGTAGGCGGTAATGTTGCCGTATCTAACCGCGAAATACCACATATAATGCCAAATTGGAAGAAAGTCATAGTATCCGGCAGTAATGCCACCCTAGCGCAAATAAGCGCAAGCGTAGTTCCCACAGCTACTACCCAAAATTTATTAGCAATTGATTCCACCACAGGAGGAATCATGCAAATTTCTCAAACTAATGCAGTTTCTGACAACACATTTAAAGCAACGGGACAAAGAGATGGAAATTCATCTATTATAGGCTCATTAATAGTAAGTGGTAGTACAGGTCTTATAAAAATAGAAAATGACACCATTCAAGGACCCGTAACAGTTCCTGGAGGACTACCTGCTATTGTGCTTAATGAAGATGGTTTTGAATTTAACCAAAATGCTCAGGCTGGGGGTGGTTCAGCTGCCTTTAAAATTAATACTACTAATGAAAATGTTGATTTTATAGTCCATGGAAAAACTGTAAATAACTTACTTAAAGTAGATGCTGTAGATTCAAAGGTAGAAATAAGAAACTCACTTTCAGTATTAGGTGATGGTCATATAACTGCTTCAGGCAACATAAAGGCAGATGGTGATTTAGCAGTAGGTGGAAATATTTTTTCATTTAGTGGATTTAGCTTTATTCAAGGATTCTCAGCAAACTTTACAGGAAGTAATGTATTTGGATCAGGCTCAACTCCCTCGGCTAATGACATAGCGGGGGGTGGAACAGCTCATCAATTTACAGGCTCTGTTGCAATTACAGGAAGTGGTGCATTAGATATTTTTGGAGGAGGTATTACTATTCATGATGGAAACTCTACTTTTAATAGTCCCGTAATTACCTTAGGAGCTAATGAATTAGCTAGAATTAATCTAAATGGATATGTTGCAACCAGTGTTGATTTTAGGGGAGACATAACATCATCAGGCAATATAAGCTCAAGTAAAAATATATATGCAAGTCAATATAACGTCGATGGGAAGGTAGCATTTGATACAGATCCAAACCATACTCAAGGTAGAGTATTTCCTGACCCAACTTTATCAAGTATTCAAATAGGAAGAAATGGATCACCTAATAAAAACATAGAATTATTAGGACCAGTAACAGCCTCAGGTGCTATAAGTGCAAGTGGTACATTATTGGGAGCTGGATTAAATATAAATGGGCCAGCAAATTCTCACATTGAAGTTGGAACCTATAATGTAGGATTTGATACGGCAAATGCTAGTGGGTATATGATAACAGGCTCAGGTCTTATTATTTCTGGAGCTATGGCTACCAATCACCACAATATGCTAAAAATTGGCAATGTAGAATTGGTAGACGTAAAATCAACTTCAGTTCCTCCCGTAGGAGATGAATTCCTCATACACAATGTAACTACATTTAGAATTACTAGCGGTAGTGATGGGGGAGATGTAGCTGGTACCAATAATGGAAATAATATATTTGTTCACAGTGGAAATGAATTCTTCCTATGTAAAAACGGGGAAGCAGCCACTTCCGGTGAAGCGACTATATCCTCAAAAGGCACGACTACGCAGATAACGGATACAAATATAAACTTAAATGGACAAGTGTCTATGAAGGCACTTAACCTTCTTGAAGAAGATGAAGGAGGAGGCACCGATATCCCAATCTTTTCTTCAGCCCCCGACTTAGCAGCAGCGAAAATTTTCTCCTTACCAGCAGAGGTTTTCCTCAATCATATAGGGGGTGCTGTAACTGCATCAGCAGTATCATCTTCAGGCGAATTATCTTTACCTGGTTTTCCAAATGTCTCAGCTTCTTTAGCAGCTTTAACAGCAGGAACAGTAGGTGATAATTTAGGTAATCATACGGCTACTGAAGCTCTTAATATGGCGGGAAATAATATTACTAATGCTCTTAATATAAGTGCAAGTGGATTTATATCTTCCTCAGATTTAGTTGTTCAAAATGATGCTCTTATTAATGGATTAACTATTGGAAGAGGAGGTGGAGCTAACGTACAAAACACAGCTATAGGTAATTTAGCACTTTTAAAGGCCACTGAAGAGGGCAATACAGCAGTGGGTGCTTCAAGTATGCAATTAAGCCCCTTAGGTAAACTTAATACAGCTGTAGGTCAAAGAGCATTATACCAGACAAAAGCCTCTAACAACACCTCTATAGGTCAAGATTCTCTTTACAATCATGTAATTGGAAATAATAATGTAGCTTTAGGCCTTAAGGCAGGAAAAAACATTACAGGAGGATCAAATCCCCTAAATTCAGCTTCATTCTCTACCTTTATAGGAATGGAAACAAAAGCTAAAGCAGACGATGAAACAAACCAAATAGTCATAGGTTATGATGCAACGGGAGAAGGCTCCAACAGTGTTGTTTTAGGTAATGACTCAATAACAAAAACAGTCTTAAAAGGTAATATAACAGCCTCAGGGAATATAAGTTCAAGTGGCGATATATTGACAAGTGATAATATAAAAGCCTTGGGAGTAATAAAGGGAAAGCTCCGCCACCAAACTCACCATAATATGACATTTGCAAATTCAGACAACTTATACATTCCTATAAATAATATATCCCCTAAAGCTAATGTAGAAAAAGGACGTAATGCTATAGTAGCTCCACATGATGGTACTTTCAAGGGAGCCAAAATACTTACAGATAATAATGCTGGTAATTGTGAAATTAACTTAGATATAAATGGTGTATTAACAACCTCTCCGGGCACAACGGCTATTGGTGCAAATACCGTAGTAACAATTATTAAAGCTTTCAATTTTAGTGCTGATGATATATTAGCAATTAAGTTTGACCCTCAAAATACTCCAGGAGGAGTTAGTATAACATGTTTATGGGAGTATAATACACTAACATAATGGTAAAAACTACTACTACATGGAATAAAGCTAACTTTAAATGGAATGTAGCTCCAACTAATACTCGTCATTCTCGTTATACTTGGGATGAAATTGCATTAGCTAAGTATGCTGCTGGAGTTGTAGAAGATGATGATTTTGTTCATTCATTTTTTGATAGAGATCCAAAAAAAAAAGACAAATTAGTTAAGTTAATATGTAAAGTTCAAGGAAAAACAATAAAAAAGGAAAAAGAAATTAAAGACTTTAAAATCACTGTTAAAGACATTAAGATCCTCACAGAAGAGGTACTAGGTATTAACGTAACAATATTATAACATGTACAAATTATACACAGATAAACAAGAAACATTCGAGTGTGATATTCAACTTGAAGGAGCATCCCTAAATAACTCAAAAGCACGTTTAGTTATTGAAACAACTGACTTAACTTTACTATTTAAAGGTACTATAACCCCCGGGGGAAAATGCAAAATTCCAGTTAAAAGATTAAAAGGCATTCTAGGTGAAAACTCTAAAGGAACAATTAAATTAGAAGTAATAGCTGAAGATACTTACTTTATTCCATGGGAGTCCAACTTTGAGGTTAATACAGCTAAAAAAGTACAAGTCGAAGTGAAATCACAGCAGGGAAATATTATTAAAGGAGGAAAACCTTCAGTTAAAGTTAAAAATATTAATGAAGTTACTTTAAATGAAAAAAATCACGTTTTAAACATTTTGCGCCTTTTAATTAGGGAAGATATTACTATATCTAATGTTTCTTTTAGAAAAAATAAACTTAATTATGTAGTAGCAACTTACATAGATAAACACCCAATTAATGAAGTACAAAAAGATAAAATTATAAAGGGGGTCATAGGTGGACTTTCTAAATTAAAGTAAATAAGTTATGGCATTACCTGATTTTACAGGCCAAAATATAGAAGATACTTACCAAAGGGTACTACAAACCGATGGGGGTGAACTTCGTGATGGTACGGGGTCTCTAGTTTCATTTAATGATATAACTACCTCTATTGTAAATTTTCCTGCAAATGATACTACTAAAATATTTGTAGATGGGAATAGTCTTTCATTTGAAGTAGATGGCTCGGACAGCTTCCAGGTCTATAATGACCACATTTATGTTAATGGGAATATAACAGCATCCGGAGGTATAAGTGTTAGTAATATAACAACCCCCACGTGGCATGGGTTTATAACAAATGGTAATGGTGCTGCACCTTATAGTCATGGTGTTTTAAGATATCGGGACTTCCTTAACAACGGAGTCCGAGAAAAAAGATTCGTATCAGATGAGGGTTTTACATTTGATGGGCAATTATTAAATGCTCGAACGGAAGAAATAACATTAGAAGCTCTATTTGGAGGAATAAAACTATCTGGTAGTATATCTTTAACGGGTAATATATCTTTAACGGGTAATGTTACTGCTAGTGGTATTATTAAAGCATCTGCTTTCGTTAACACAAGCGATACAAGTTTAGGATTAAATCTTAGAGGTGCCGGAACTGAAATTACTGGTGCCTTAGATGTCACCCAAGATATCACAGCAACTAACATAATAGCATCAGGTAATATAAGTGCAAGTGGAACAATCACAGCAGCATCCTTTGTAGGAACAATGGATGGAGGATCTTTTTAAATATTTATAACAAATGGCAAGTACAATACAAATAAAAAGGGGAACAGGATCAGCAGTCCCATCTGGGTTAGCTGATGGAGAATTAGCAATTAATCTAGATGATGGTCAATTATATTTTGGCTCTGGTTCTAATAGTGTAACTAATTTTACATTTGGGTCCCTTAATGCTACAAGCTTAAATGTTACTAGTATTACTTCATCAATAGTCACTTCTTCTATAGTATTATCTGAGGGCTCAAACACATTTGGTGATGCCATAACAGATACACAAATATTTAATGGTCATATAACAGCTTCTGGCAATATCTCCTCAAGTGGTAATATTATAGCAGCTTCATTAGATGCTGCTGCAGTTTCAGATACTTTAGCAGCAGCCATTATTGCAGAAATAGATAATGATGAAATCCCAATTGCTAAATTAGCTGAAGATGCTGTAACTGTAACTGCCGGAACTGGCCTTACAGGGGGAGGAAGCATTACTTTAGGAGGTTCAGCTACAGTAAACTTAATAGGAGGAGATGGAATTACGGCAAACGCCAACGATATGGCAATAACAGCTGCCCAAACTACTATTACTTCTATCCTAGCGGCCGATGTAAAAATTGGTGAAGACGACGAAACAAAAATTGACTTTGAAACTGCTGATGAAATACATTTCTATGCTAATAACGCCCAAGAAATGGTAATTCAAGCAAACGTTGTAGCACCCGGGGCAGACGATGGAACAGCTTTAGGAGATGCAGATCAGCGTTGGTCTGACTTATTTCTTGCAGAAGGAGGTGTAATCAATTTTGATAATGGTGATGTCACAATTACCCAAACTGGCAATAATTTAGCCATAGCAGGAACCACAGGTACTAATTTTGTAGGACACATAACGGCATCTAGTAATATAAGTGCCAGTGGTAATATAATAGGTCCAAATTTAATCGCTGATAGTGCTTCATTCAGTACAAGAACCACCGCATTAGAAGGAAATGGTGTGTTTACGGCCGCAGGCATTTCTGGGTCATTTGTAGCACCTAGTGCTTCATTCAGTACAAGGGTTACTGCTGCAGAAGTTATAACCGGAAAAACTTTAATTTCAAGTTCCCTACAAGCATTTACTAATATAACAGCATCGGGTAATATAAGTGCAAGTGGTACAATTATAGGACTTGCTGCACAGATTCATGGAAATAGTTATGTTGATGGAAAATTAGGAATTAATGCAACAACACAACCACCAGGAGTATTTGAGGTAACCGGTGATTCTAATTTTATAGGACACATAACAGCCTCAGGTAATATAAGTGCAAGTGGAAATATAATAGGCCCTAATTTAATTGCAGATAGCGCTTCATTCTCAACCAGAGTGACTTTAAATGATGCAAAAGTTACTAACGCAGATCAAGACTTATCTGCATTAGCATTAAAAACGGGGATATCAGGCTCATTTACAGAGCCAAGCGCTTCAATCTCAACTAGATTAACAACGGCAGAATCTACTACGGCTAATAGAATATTTAATCACATAACAGCATCAGGTAATATAAGCTCAAGTGGTACTATAACAGGTAACTCAATAGTAGGTACATTAGGAACAGCAGCCCAAACTAATATAACATCATTAGGTACATTATCAGCCTTAACAGTTGATAATTTAAACTTAAATGATACTAGTATATCATCTACTGCTGATGGTGATGTATATTTAACTATAGGCACTAGTGGTTTTGATTTTGAAGCTAATGCTGGAGATAAATTTTTATATAACGCACAACAAAATAACGTAGATCTCCAGTACGCTAGTGAAAATGATCAAAATGTATTTTATATTGATGCTTCTACTGATAATGTAGGTATAGGAGATGCAACCCCAACAGCTAAACTAGATGTAGTCGGAAATATAAATACAACTTCCCACATAACAGCATCAGGTAATATAAGTTCAAGTGGAACAATAACAGCAAATGCATTTGTTGGCAATATTACTGGTGATTTAACAGGCGAAGCTGATACAGTAGCAACTATTGCAGGCTTAGCACCAAATACGGCAACAACACAAGCAACACAAGGAGCTATAACATCTGTTGGTACATTATCAGCCTTAACAGTATCTGGTGATATAACAGCAAATGGGGATATAGTAGGTGATGATGTTACTGATATTACAAATATGAGGCACATATCTGCTAATAGATTAATAGCTGCAGCAGGCGGTGTTACAAGCCAAATAACATTAAGTGACGGAGGTATGGAAATAATAGCCGGGTCTACAACATTTACGTCTAACATAACCGGTAGTATATTAAATAATGTCAACCAAAATATCTACAATACAGGTTCATTAGCTTTAAATGCTAATAGTGCATTTGGAGATATAGTTAAATTTGGTTTTACTACTACAGTAGCAGGAGGAGTATATTTTTTAAATGGTACTGGAGGATGGACTTTAACTCAAGCCAATGCTGCTGCTACATCTACTGGATCTTTAGCAGTTGCTGTTGGTACTAATTCTACAATTCATGGTATGTGCCTTAGAGGATTTGCCAATCCCTTTACAGATCCTAGTGCGGGAATTGGCAATCCAGTATATTTAAGTGACACTCACGCTGGAAGAATATTAGCAGCACCCCCAAGTAGTACTAATGATGTTGTAAGAATAGTAGGTTACCAATATGGTCCAGATTTAATTTACTTCAACCCAAGTAACGACTTTATAATACACGCATAATATGGCAACAGTAATACTAAGACCAAGCTCAGCAATTAGCGGAGGTAGCTTTAAAGATGAATCAAACACGGCTGGTATTAACGTAGCTAAAATAAACGACTCTAGCAACTCTACATTTCTCTACAACGCGTCTACAAATCAAACTATGTTACTTGCGTTAGATGACACAAGCGGATTAAGTGGAGCTACGTTTAATAGTTTTGTTGTTACTGCGATATTTCAAAAACATGCGGGAAGAGGATCTGACGCTAGCTTTGAGGTAAAGATAGGTGACGGTTCATCATTAACAACTTTTGGATTTGTTTCTGATAATGTTTTTGTTACAACAAACTCCTCTCCTACAACTATTAATGCGAATGCTATATTCTTTGGGGGTAGTGTTTCTGCTAGCGATGTGGATGACATGAGACTTTCGGTAACTACTACTGACGCGTCACAAAATAGATTTTTTGAACTCTTTGTAACAGTAGACTACACAGAATCAGCCTCTGGTCCTGCAAATCTTACATCATACAATGGAATTGCTAAAGCAAGTATTACTTCTATAAATGGAATTACTATGGCTAATATTACAACATTAAATGGAATAAGTTAATGGTTTCTAAAATTAACATATATGTATATGCACACATAAAATAATAAAAGTTATGGCTATTAAAGAATCAAAAAAATTAGAAACTCAAGAGTTAGAATCTCTACTTAAACTAAGAAAAAAAAATAATAATTTAATTTTCCAAAGAGGGCAATTAGGATTAGCTGAGGATAATTTACAATCACAAAAAACAATCCTTTTAGAAGAATTCCAAAAAATATCCAAAGAAGAACAAACGATTTCAACACAACTTTTTGAAAAGTATGGAAAAGGAGAAGTAAATATTGAAGATGGTACTATTACCCCAGTAGAGTAAACCCTCTATATAGGTTCAGATATTCCCTAGATATTTATTATTGACTTTCCTTCATCATGGTTTTGATGAAAAAATTCATATTTATATATAACAACAATAATCTAGAAAATAATGGCTGAAGCAATAGTATCACCTGGTGTATTTCAACGAGAAACAGACCAATCTTTCATCACACCTACTCCAGTAGAAGTAGGAGCGGCAATTATAGGCCCCACTGTTAAAGGGCCTGTAGAACAACCTACTGTAGTAAGTTCATTTGCTGATTATAAAAACAAATTTGGAACAACTTTTACTTCTGCTTCTGAAGACCTTGAATTTTTTACCTCAATAGCAGCACAAAAATTCTTTGCTAATGGGGGTAATAGTATGTTAATTACTAGAGTATCATCAGGTTCATATACCTCTGCTACATCTACAACTTTAACATCTTCACATCCAACACTAACAACCATAAGTCCTTTTACTCTAAAAACTATAGGAGCAGGAGAAATATTTAATAATGCTGTTAATAAGAATGCATCCTCAATAAATCAATTTTCTGATAGTTCGTTATCAACGGGGTCTAAAGATAATTTAAGATGGGAAGTTACAGGAATTAACACTTCAGCAGGTACATTTAATCTAACAATTAGAAGAGGAGATGATAATAAGAATAATAAAATTATTCTTGAAACTTTTGTAGGATGTAGTCTAGATCCAAAATCAGAAAATTATATTAAAAGAGTAGTAGGAGACCAATTTCTCTCACAAGCTACTTATGAAGGCCAAACAGTAATTAGAACAAATGGCGATTACCCAAACCAATCTAAATTAATATTTGTAGATAGTGTAGGTTTAAAAACTTCAGAGTATCTTAGAATTGATGGTAGTGTAGGAACTGACGATGGTGGTGCACTATACAGTGCTAGTTTACCACTAGCCCAAAGTGGCTCATTCTTTGGAGCTGATGGTAAAGAGCCAGGTAATGCAAATTATCCACTCCCACCAACTACATTTGACAAAATATCATCTACTAATACCCAGGGATTATTATCTAGTAACTATACAAAAGCCTTTAATATTCTAGAAAATAAAGATGAATACAGATTTGCTACTTTAACTACACCAGGAGCTTATAATTCAGATTATGCTTCTGTAGTAGCATCAGGAATTGCACTTTGTGAAAAAAGAGGAGATTGTTTCTACATAGCAGATATGGTAGCTTACAATAAAACTGTAGCTAACGTAACCTCAGAAGCAGGTGAGTTAAATACTAATTTTGCAGGTACTTACTGGCCATGGGTTCAAGTACCCTCTACTGAATTAAGTAGAAATGTATGGTGTCCCGCTTCAACGGTAATGCAAGGGGTTTATGCCGCTAATGATAAAATAGCAGCTCCATGGTTTGCACCAGCGGGTCTAAACAGAGGAGGCTTACCAATTATAAGAACAGAATTTAAAGTAACTCAAGCCTTAAGAGATACATTATATGATAATAAAGTTAACCCACTTGCTACTTTCCCAAAGGTAGGACCTGTAGCATATGGCCAAAAAACACTTCAAAAGAAAGCAAGTGCTTTAGATCGTATTAATGTAAGAAGATTACTTATTTCTCTTAAAAACTTTATAGGAGATACTAGTAAACAATTAGTATTTGAACAAAACACAACCGTAACTAGAAATAGATTTTTAAACGCAGTCAACCCATTCTTAGAATCTGTCCAACAAAGACAAGGACTATTCGCCTTTAGGGTAGTAATGGATGAAAGCAATAACACCGCTGATGCAATAGATAGAAACCAACTAGTAGGTCAGATATTTATCCAACCAACTAGAACAGCTGAATTTATAATTTTAGATTACACTATCCAACCAACGGGAGCTACATTTAATGACTAAAAGTTAAAAAACTCTATATTTATAACAAAATAACAACACAATGGCAATACTTAGCTCAGCAGATATGTTTTTCACGGCCTACGAGCCCAAATTATCAAATAGATTTATATTTTATATAGATGGCATTCCAGCTTATTTGATAAAAAAAGCAGACAGACCAAAATACACATCAGAAGAAGTAGTTCTTGACCATATTAACGTTAAAAGAAAAGTAAAAGGTAAATCTGATTGGAGTCCAATTACTTGTACTTTATATGATCCTGTAACTCCCTCAGGAGCACAAGCGGTAATGGAATGGGTTCGTTTACACCACGAGTCAGTAACAGGTAGAGATGGTTATTCTGATTTTTATAAAAAAGACATCAGATTTAATACCTTAGGCCCTGTAGGTGACGTTGTTGAAGAATGGATTTGTAAAGGAGCCTTTGTAACAGGTGTTGAATTTGGAAGTGGTGATTGGACATCTTCTACTCCTATGGAAATTAGTTTAACAATTTCAATGGATTATGCGATCTTAAATTACTAAGACTTTTTTAAAAACAAAAAATTAGAGAGGTGCGTAAGCACCTCTTTTTTGTATATGTATATGCAAACATACAAGTTATAAAATGGAAAATAAACAACTATTCCCTACTGAAGAAGTTACTTTACCTTCAAAGGGATTAATTTACCCCCAAGACAATCCTCTTTCAAAAGGTGTATTAGAGATGAAATACATGACTGCAAAAGAAGAAGATATCCTTACAAATGGAAGTTACATTAAAAACGGAACTGTAATAGATAAATTATTAAAATCTTTAATAGTAACACCTATAGACTATAATGATATAGTAGTAGGAGATAAAAATGCAATCATGATTGCTGCTCGTGTTTTAGGATATGGTAAAGATTACACCTTTACTATAGAAGATGAAGAGCATACAGTCGACCTTACAGAAGTAAAGGATAAAGAATTAAAGGAAGAATATCTTATATCTAAAGGACAAAATGAATTTAAATTTAAACTTCCTACAGTTAAAAAGTCCTTAACTTTTAAATTTCTTACTCATGGAGATGAAAAAAAAATTGATAATGAGGTTAAAGGAATTAAAAGAGCCAAAAAAGGAGAATCCCCAGAATCTAGCACTCGATTAAAGTATATGATACTATCCGTAGATGGTGATTCTGAAAGCAAAACTATAAGAGAATTTGTAGATAATCAATTACTAGCACGTGATGCAAGAGCATTAAGAGCATACATTAAGGAAATCCAGCCCGATGTAGATTTAGTATTTGATCTTGAAAATGAAGCTGGAGACGTAAGGGGGGGCGTTAGGGTCCCAATTGGGATCACGTTTTTTTGGCCTGACTCCGAATTATAAATTTCAAGTTTATCAAGAAATACACGATTTAGTGTATTATGGGAATGGGGGTTTTATATATTCTGAAGTATATATTATGCCTATCCATATTAGGCGTTATCATATTAAAAAAATAAATGATCTTCATGAAAAACGTAATGAAGAAGAGGAAAGAGCTATAAATACTTCTAAACAAAATATGAAAAATATGCCTTCTACCCCTAATATAAATAGAACTTAATTACTTAATATTTATACCAGATAATAACAATACCTAATGGCTAAAGAAAAAATAAATGATGTTAATAAGGTAGGTAAAGATATAAAAAATACCTTTTCTGAAACAGTTAATTTTATTAATGAATTAAATAAAAGTTTAGAAAAAACATTATCCTTAACCCAAGAGGTGGCTAATAGTATGTCTCAAAGTAATGATTTGGGTAAAGAATCTATTAGTAAGGAATCAACCAAAGAAGCCATTCTTGAAAAAATAAAAAGTTTAAAAGGAGATGAACAAAAACAATTATTCGCTGGGTTAAAAACTGGCGAGGGCCTTAATAAACAACTTATGGCCAAGTTAGGGCTTGAAGGCAAAGCAGGTACTCTTGCGGGAACAGCAGCAGCCGTAAAGATGAAATCCTTAGGCATAAGCAAATCCTCTATAGCATTAGAAAAATTAGGATTACTCACTAAAGCAGCAGGCTTAAAATTACAAAAACTTTCTTCGGCAGCTATGGATGTATTCCTAACTGCACTAATGGCTGCGGATAAAGAGACCACAGCAATGGCTCGTGGATTAAATATGTCAAAAACCGAGGCTATAGGGGTAAAACAGCAATTTGCCCAAATCGCTTTCTCTTCTGGGGATATAGCAATAAATTCTATAAGATTAGGTAAAGCTAATGCTGGTCTTAATGCTCAATTAGGAACTGGGGTTGTATTTAGTGGAGAAATGCTAACAACTTTCTCTAAACTTACTGAAATAGTAGGAATTTCAGCTGATGCCGCTGGTAGTTTAGCATTTCAAGGCCAAATGGCTGGCCAAAGTTTTAGAGAGGTAGAGGAAAATGTATTAGGAGCATCTTATGAGATGCAAAGAGGAGTAGGTATTCAACTTGATATGAAGGGAGTATTAGAGGCAACAGGTAAGGTTTCGGGCCAAGTAAGAGCAAATTTAGGATCAAATCCTGAATTAATAGCAAAAGCCGTAACTGCTGCTAAATTATTAGGAGCTGAATTATCAGATATAGCTGCTGCTGGTAAAACTATGTTAAACTTTGAAAGCAGCATTGAGGCCGAACTAGAAGCCGAACTCCTAACAGGTAAACAGTTAAACTTAGAAAGAGCAAGGGCAGCAGCATTAGCGGGCGATCAAGTTGCTTTAGCCGAAGAATTAGGCAAAAATATAGGATCTCATGGGGATTTCATGAAAATGAATGTCCTCCAACAGGATGCATTAGCTAAGGCTATGGGAATGAGCACCGATTCTATGGCCGATATGTTATTTAAGCAGGAAACTATGGGTATGAATGCTAAACAACTTAGAGCCCAAGGTAAAGATGAACTAGCAGATAAGTTAGAACAATTAGATACCCAAGAAAAGATGGCCCTAGCTCAAGAAAAATTCGCATCTATGATGGGGGATGTTGCTACTATATTATTACCAATAGTAGAAGGATTTGGAAATTTAGTTGGTTTAATTATGGAATCAAAAGTAGCATTAGGCCTAATGGTTGGAGTAATGGGAGCTTTAGCAATAGCCTCTGTAGTAGCTGCAATTGCAAATATATGGGCTTCCCTAGCACAAATACCCTTTGGAGTAGGCCTTGCAATAGCCGCCGTAGCATCTGTAGGGCTAATTGGATTAATAGCTTCAGCAGTATCTTCTGTTCCTAAGGTAAAAGATGGATTTGCCCCCTCAAGTAAAGGTCCATTTACAATTAAAGACAACTATGGTGGCATGGCTCAAACTACACCTGGTGATAATCTACAAGTTGGTCCCGGAGCCGGCTCACAATCATCTCCACCCCCTGTAGTAATCCAAAATAACTGGGACGCATTTGCGGCATCTAACGGCAATGGAAGAAAAGGCTTAGGAGGAACTCAATCACTTCAGGCGAGTCCTACCTTTGCTTAATATTTATAACAAAACAACACAATCATGGCAATTAAAAACAAAGAATCAATTTTCGACTTAGTCCAAGATGGAGAAGTCAGCAGCATGGAAGCACAAACAGGACCCGCATTTCCTATTGTAGGTCCCGACGTAGAAAGGGGATTATATCCCTTCGGTGTCCCTGTAGGATCACAACTACACGCTGGTCCTTTAGTAGACCAAGCAGGTAGATCTTTAGTAGGCCCCTCATATCAAGGTGTTTACGGAAGTATCTCTAACCCCTCAGGATTAGATAACGATGGGGTAACCCCAGATTTATATACAGATAACCCTCCTGACTAAAATATTCAATGGCAATATCGTTACAAAACATTTTAAGATTTGCCGAAAATTCAGGACAAAATCCTGATGGATCTCCTTTTGATCAAAGATCATTAGGTTATGGAGATAATAGTTGGGCTTTTGGTGGTCCAAAACCTTTAATCATTAAAGATCTTCCTAAGGTAGATCAAGAACCCAATGGAGCTTTAGGATTTGTAAACCAAGTAACTGATAATTTTGTAAGGGGGGGAGTAGTAACATTAGCATCAAGAGCAGTTACCGATTTAGTACGATTAGGTAAAGTCTTAATCAGCCCAAATGGCCTATCTTGGTCAGCAGCACAATTTGCACTATCCCAAACTAACCCAGAAAGTTTATCATCACCCCGAAATAGACAAACCCTTCCCATAAGTGTACTTGCAACAGCAGGAACAGGAGCAGCAGGCATAAGATTTAGGAAAGATGGTTTAATAGACTTCAAAATGGAATCAGGATATAACTATGATTCTACTAGAGGGGGACCTAAATATGAATCTAGTATATTAGAAATTGCAACAAAAGGTGACCTCGAGCCACCAACAGA